ATGCCTATCTTTTTAAACTTCACAGCAGGCAGTATCTTACCTGAGAATGAGCTAGCATCTTTACGTTATATTGTGCAGCAAAATCAAAATGATACTGTAATCATAAATGAACGTTATAAAATGGATATCCGTTATATCGAATCAGTCAATGGTTTTACAGTAAATCCTGTATGCAGTAATCATTTCTCCATATTTATGGCGAGACAAAACACTATTGCTCGCAACCTGGAACAGCAGATCAACAACGGACGAAGTTTTGCACAAATATCTCAGGATTTTATGCTTCAATTATCTTCAAATATAGGATGGAAAAAAGGGGCCGAAAACGCCCTTAAAAATAAAATCCATTCTCATTCATTTGTTGTAAATCCTGATGAATTCTCTTGCGACACACAATTTCTTAAGTGCCCAATAACATTATGCGTTCCAGAAAAAGGGGTTTTTGTCAAGAACGCACTGAACTCCAACATATGCACTCTTTATGATAAGTCTGCGTTCATGAATCTCACAAGAGAACATCTACCCCACCCTCTCAGCAGGGAAAAGATAGTAAAAGAAATGATTATTGAAAGGAATATGTGTTATTTTGACACCATAAGTCAGCATTTCATAATTATGGATGCAGACCAACAGAAACAGCATTGTAAATAAAATGTAATAGTTACATACTATTAGTGATTCTCATGCATCGTAAGCGGCTCGCCAGAACCGTATTGATATTTACTGAGCGCTCAGATCAACTTTCCATGGCAACAGATCGCGTACCCGGTTTGCCGGCCAGTCCTAGATATGCTCCCGCCGACAATATTAATGGCCGAGCCTGTTTAAGATTCTGTGTAAATTCAAAATAAACCTGTCTGAACATTCCTAACAAACATCTACCGGACATGACAACAAAAACCGGAGCCGGACTCCGGTTTTTGTGAAGCTGTCGGCTATTTCATTCCGCCAATATTTTCCCACCTCCCGTCAGCACGCAGGATTTGCAGCGGTCTTACCACGCACTGTATCTGCTTTTTATCCGCATCCAGTATCACCACCTGCGTGATTACCCTGGCCTGCTCCGGGATAATGCCATTCTCATCGGACTCCAGAATGTCTGCCGGTCCCAGTCGCAGCTGTGCTGTAAGCGACTGCACGTGTTCACGGCCATCATGCTTTCCGCAACCACACAGACGCTGCATAAGTTTTTTTAGTATATTCATGTCATTCTCCTGTTCTGCCTGTATCACTGCCCACTTCATCAAGCCCCTTAACATCCTGCCACGGCCCGTCACCAAACCTGACCTGCAAATGCTGAAAAAAACCCTGAACCCGTGTGGCATCTTTGGGGTCAAGAAAGGTCAGTCCGGTGATGAGCGCACCATCTGTATCCGGGAACCAGCCATGGCTGTTTGTCTCAATAATGTTTCCCGGCCCCAGACGAAAACGGATTTGTGTCTCCCCCGGGTCGCCCTTCAGTCCCTGAGGTCCGGTTGCCCCCACCGGGCCAGCCGCACCTGTTTCTCCTTTCGGTCCCTGTGGGCCTGCCGCACCGGTATCTCCCTTTGGACCCTGTGGACCTGCATTTCCCGTCAGACCGGTCTCTCCCCGCTCTCCCCTGTCACCTTTCGGCCCCTGCGGGCCTGCCGGACCAGCATCACCTGCCGGTCCCCGTTCGCCGGTTGCCCCGACAGGGCCGGTGTCACCGCGCTCTCCCTTATCACCCTTCGGCCCCTGAGGACCCGCGGGCCCCGGTTCCCCCTTTGGCCCGGGAGGCCCCACCACGGTGGGGATTCGGTTTACGGCTTCTTCCGCCGCTATCCTGCTTTGTTCCGCTGACTGTGCGCTTTCTGCTGACTCCCGGGCTTTTTCTGTTGCGGTCGTTGCATCCCTGGCTGCATTACCGGCAGCTGCACTTTCTGCCGTCTTTCTTGACAACAATTCAGCTTCTGCTGCACTTTGTGATGACTCACTGGTTTTTGAGCGGCCGCAGAGGCCGAGGACGAGGACGCCTCCTCTGACTGCTTTGCAGCGGCTGCACTTTCTGCCGCCTGCCGGGCTGACTCCGATGCATCCCCTGCTGAAGTGTCAGCATTTGCAGCGTTCTCTTCTGCCTGACTGGCTGATATGCCGGCATTCCTCGCTGATGTCTCCGCCTCTCCGGCATTCTTCTTCGCCTCCCCGGCGTGACGCGCTGCTTCTTCCACCATCAGTTCAAAACGACGCAGTGCCTCCGGCCGGGCATCATCCTCCGACATGGCACCGAGAAAATCATTCAGCGTCCCCGGTTGAGAATCTTCATACACGGTGATGGTCCCGGCATGTGACGGCGGGAATCCTTCCACCAACAGAGTGACGCTGTACTGACCGTACTCAACGTACATGCTGTAACGACCGGCTTCATCCGGATTTTCAGAGGCCACCGTGTTCACCACCACCGTGCTGCTGGTCCGTCTGGCTTTCAGTTGAATGGTGCAGTTCTCTACCGGTTTTCCTGTGCCGTCTTTCAGTACACCTGAAATCTTTACTGCCATATTCACCCCACAAAAAAGCCCGCCTGAACCGGCGGGCTGTCATAACACTGTGTTACCTGGCTAATCAGAATTTATAGCCAACACCCACGATGAAGCCGTCAGTGCGCCAGTCGCCACTGCCGGAACCTTCATAAGCAAGGTCAATAACCACCGTCTCTACGGGACTGAACTGAATCCCGGCACCAGGTCGGCGACAGATGACGCGCAGTATGGCCATCACTGGCGGTGGTGGTCTCCTTCACATACCCCGGTTTCACTTCATCACGCCGGTAATCCTGAACACTGTCAGACCAGCGGGTGTACGCCATCCCGGCCATGCCATAGAGACTGACCCGCTCACTGAGCTGCCAGACAGGGCCGGCCATCAGACTGACATAACGACCGCGCAGGCTTTCATAATGGAAGGTATTTTCACCCGTCTTCATCGTGTCACTTTTCTTCACCGATGCATAACTCAGCGCGACAATGCCGCCCAGGTGATCCGTGAACTCATAACGGTATTTCACATTAATCCCTTTTAAATCACCTGCACGCGCACCGGTACCGGACAATGCCGGTACGCCGCCCGGGTGAACCTGAGCATATCCCACGGAAAATGCACCGTGTCCGCTTTCAGCCTGTGCAGGAAGGGAAATGCCTGTCAGCAGTGCGGTCCAGAATAAAATGGCTCCGTATAAATGTCGCATGATGACCTCTCGTTTTCAGTCAATAAAAAAGGCACCTCCTGAGGTGCCCGTCCGGGTTAATAAACCGTCAGCTGATACTGATCCCTGCCGTGGATTTTTTCATGACCACAACCAGTAAATCACTGATGTACGTTGTCGGCGTCCAGTTGTACGCACCGGCCGACGACACATTAAACGTCAGGGTGACATGACCCCGCCCTGCCGGCATATCTATCACCGATGAGAACACCCGGCTGACATCCGTTGCCGGTTCATGGAAAATCTCAACCCCGTTCTTCAGCACCTGCAGCTTACAGGTGGAATACCAGTACGACTGCTGATTCGGGCTGTTGAAATCCTGGTGTTTCGTCCCGCGAAACACCACCGGGGGAATGATAATCTGCCGGTCGAAGCCCTGGTCATCGTAAACTGTGACGGTTACCGTCCCGCTGGCATAACTGTTATTCCGGGGAAAGGCTTTCCCCACCGTCTTCACCAGGTCGCCTTCAATCTGGTTTGCAGACAGTTTCCCTCTGATGACACAGTTCTCGTTAATGGTGACATTATTGAGCGTGCCGGTATTCGCGGTAATTGCTCCGCTGATATCCGCGTTCCTGGCTGTCAGCTTCCCTTCCGGCGTCAGGGAAAACGTCGGGGGGTTGCCGGATGACGTGATACTCGCCGCAAACAGACGCTTCAGGAACACGTCGTTCATGAACAGCTGATTCCCCTGCGCCACAAATAACGGAGTGCTGTTGCCGCTCTCCGGATTTATCATCGCGATACGGTCAGCCAGCAGCAGTATGTTGCTCAGTGGCTGGCCATCAGTATCCTCAATCCCTGCACCAATCCCGGCCACATAGGGAATGCCGTCTTTCGTTTTTTGAACCTTCAGCATGTACAGCGCAGCCAGGTCATCATTTGTGTCCTTCTGCACGCGCTGTATCTGCTGTATGGTGGCGCTCTGGTTCTCCAGTGTTTTACTGACCGTCTGTGTGATTTCATTGCGGGTTTCCGTGATGCTGGTCTTCATCTCCGCCATCTCATCTGCAAGCTGGCTGTTATCTATCAGTTCCCACACCCCTGAGCCAGATGCAGTTTTCCTATTTTTTTCCGGAAAAATTCCAGATACCCTTCACCATCATTGCTGGGCTGCCCGCTGACTTCCACAAACGCAGATTTCCCCACCAGGTTGACGCTGCGCACGTAAAACCAGAAATCCGTCCCCGGCTTAATCCGGCTTCCCTGGACAGTCCACTGACTGCCGCTCCCCAGATAACGGGCAGATTTTTCCACCTGTGCCGTGTTCGTGATGCGTTTTTCCGAAAACCAGAACTCAAACTGCACCGTCGGGTCATACATCGCCAGCACCGGTACCGCCGTTATCTGAAAATACCCCGGCGTCAGTTCAATGGTGGCGGGTTTTGCTGGCGCGTTAATCCGGAAGGTGGTGGTGGCCGGTTCGCCCTGCTGGCCATAACTGTTAATTGCCCTGACTGTCAGGGTGTATTCCCCGAGCGGCAGACCACCGAAACGATGCTCTGTATCCGCAGTGATGGCGGTGGGTAATGACTCCAACTTATTGATAGTGTTTTATGTTCAGATAATGCCCGATGACTTTGTCATGCAGCTCCACCGATTTTGAGAACGACAGCGACTTCCGTCCCAGCCGTGCCAGGTGCTGCCTCAGATTCAGGTTATGCCGCTCAATTCGCTGCGTATATCGCTTGCTGATTACGTGCTGCTTTCCCTTCAGGCGGGATTCATACAGCGGCCAGCCATCCGTCATCCATATCACCACGTCAAAGGGTGACAGCAGGCTCATAAGACGCCCCAGCGTCGCCATCGTGCGTTCACCGAATACGTGCGCAACAACCGTCTTCCGGAGCCTGTCATACGCGTAAAACAGCCAGCGCTGGCGCGATTTAGCCCCGACATAGCCCCACTGTTCGTCCATTTCCGCGCAGACGATGACGCCACTGCCCGGCTGTATGCGCGAGGTTACCGACTGCGGCCTGAGTTTTTTAAGTGACGTAAAATCGTGTTGAGGCCAACGCCCATAATGCGGGCTGTTGCCCGGCATCCAACGCCATTCATGGCCATATCAATGATTTTCTGGTGCGTACCGGGTTGAGAAGCGGTGTAAGTGAACTGCAGTTGCCATGTTTTACGGCAGTGAGAGCAGAGATAGCGCTGATGTCCGGCGGTGCTTTTGCCGTTACGCACCACCCCGTCAGTAGCTGAACAGGAGGGACAGCTGATAGAAACAGAAGCCACTGGAGCACCTCAAAAACACCATCATACACTAAATCAGTAAGTTGGCAGCATCACCAGATTTTCCAGATCCTGATATTAAATCCTGCCCAAATAAATGGGCATCACGCAAAATATACAGATTTGCTGGAGTTATTGAGTAATGAGAGTTAGCCAAGAGGTGAGATAATATCCATCTATGGCACAGAACTAAACATAATCTGACTATATGCTCTGTGCCAAAAACAGATGTTATATCATGTATTGTATGCTCATCCTGCAAAATATAAATTCCGCAGATACCCCTTACCTCTGAATATTAATCCACAATGGATGCGACAAAAAAGATTTTAAGTTGGCATCAGGCGAAATATTAATAATTATAATACCCCATGCACAATGCCATCTGAGTCATCATATCCTGGTCTCTATCAATATTTATCTTGCCATCAGAAAAATCCAACACAAAGAAATGATGAAATTTCGGCGGAACAACTTTAGAGTAAAAGCAGAAATACTCATTATTCCTTTCATATTGAAAATTAACGTATATTTTTTTAATTTTTTTATTTTCCACCAGGTCCATAAACATTTTATTTAAATCTGACCTTTTACTTTCCTTGTCATCATCTTGAAGCTTAGGATCAAAGTAACGTATTAAGCAGTTTTCAATAATTCTCCCCTCATTATCAACATCAATTTCATCCAGTAGAGAATTTGAAATATTAAAGACCACATTACATTTATTATTCAGAGATATAATCCTTGGATTAAATATACTAAAACAAACAAAAAAATCATTATCGTCATTTGAAACGCTATACAGCATCTTTGATAAGCCACGGTGAATAAAATCAACAGGGCGCCGATGCGGATGACGTGTATATCCTACGTAATGCACTTCTGTATGAATTCCTAAATCAATATAATGTCCGTTTACGAAATCATGAACTGACATCACACATAAATTGCCATTTTCATATTCAATGTAGAGAAACTTCTCAGTTACTCTAACATTTGGAGTTACCTTCACTACCCCATTCTGCGTAAACGTGCAAAAGGAATATTTTATCCGAAGCTTTCGCTCTTCTTTGCCAATCAACAGAGTGAATACTATATTTTTTGTGAATGGGTTATACCTAGGCTGTTTCTTGGTTGAAAACCTCACTTTTTTTCTTGAACCTAAGAAATAAATAAATCTCTTTTCACAGCTTTCCCTCGTATATTTTTCCATAATTCTGAGATAGTTCTTTATTATCTTATTTGTTCTTATATCATCAGGAGGATTAATTATCATATCATACCAAATACAATCGGTGTTAATGAGATCAATCCACAATGACTTATCGGCTTCTGAGAAAACCACGTTAGAGTTTATAAAATCAAAGTTTCCGCGAGTCATAAAACACTTCATCACATTAAAAATCACCTGCACATAATAAATTAAGTAGCAGAAGGTTCGCAAACCCTTGCTTCTGTTTGTGCTATGATATTTTTCATAATTCATCGATTGGCATCCCTACATCCTTAGTCCCACAGTAACCCAATAAACCATCAAACTCCTGCCGACACCCCAAATACTGAAGCTACCGGTTAACGTAGTCTGGCTAAAAACCCAGTACACAAGGTATCCGCAGCGGACTGGCAGATATGATTACGCTCTGGCTACGCAAACTGTCCGTTGGAGATTAAGTCAGTACAAGTAACGATCGATTCAACCCTCTCCCACCATGCCCAGTAAGCTTTACGCTGTTCTTCTAGATAATCGCTCTTATCATAAACTTGCCATACACCTGGCAGTTTATGACCAAGCATTATTTCAGCAATATGAGGAGCAGTAAGATCAGAAAAGTTTGTTCGTGCTGTTCGTCTCAAATCATGAAGAGACCAATGAGGAAATTGATACCCCAAACGTCGCCATGCGAACTGCATTAAATTGTAAGGCAGCGACTGCAATGATGTCCGACCAACTGGCTCCCTGCTTCCTTCCTTAGTAAAAAGCATATCGGAACCGTTGTTCATAGAGATAACGTATTTTATAAGCTCTTCAACCGGTTCAATAATGGGCCGCTTTAGCGGTTCGCCTGTTATGTCCCCAGTCTTATGTCGTTCTGGTGGTACAGTCCATACCTTATTTATGAAATCAAAATCATCCACCCTAGCAGTAATTAGCTCTGAACTACGGCAACCAAAATGCAGCAATAGTTTAATGAAGGCTCGGTATTTAGGAACCATTCGAGAACCATCGATCGCAGCATAAAGGATGTTAATTTCATCATGTGTCAGAAACCGTTTTTTCTGACCTTTACGGATATCCATATCTTTACCCGTGATATCCGACAGTGGGCGAGTTTCAATGAGCTTTCTCTTATACGCCCAGACATGAGCCTGCTTTGCGTTAATTAGCAATCGGTCTACTATTGCTGGAGTCTTGGTGCTAAGAGGCTCTAGGACTTCTAACCAATCATGCAATGTAGCTGCATCGTGAGGGATATTCCCGATTTTAGAGAACAGGTGCAGCTCAAACGAGCGGAGTATCTGTTCAGAACCTTTTTTATTTTTTACACAATATGCTTCATACCAGGCACGGATCACAGACTCTACCGTCATGGCTTCAGTAGCTTTTCGTTTTTCAGCCTGCTTGACTAATCGTGGATTGCGGTTTGACTCGAGTTCACCACGGAGACGGATAACTTCTTCTCTGGCCTCTTTTAATCCAGTTGCCGGGTAAGTTCCGATATCAAGGCGCTCACCTTTCCCTGCCCATTGATAACGATATTGGAACACTACGCGACCTTTCGGTGATACTCTGACAGACAGACCATCACGATCGGATTTAACCAAAACCTTATCACGTTCCTTTCCAACGACTGAACGCAACCACGCATCAGACAGCGCCAT